CTTTTGTAGTTGATAACATACCTAAACTGTCAAGTACAAACATCATAGGTTTTCTTTTATCCTCTGGTTGTTCAATGTACTTGTCTAAGATTTTAATTGATTGTGTTCTAAATTCTTGTACTGTTGCTACAGGCATAACAACTAAACGGTTACTATCTACACCACGGCTTTCAACCATTTCTTTTGATACTGCACTTTCAGATTCAAAATAAATGACACCTGCGTCTTTATCTTGGTCTAAAAAGTTCTTTACAATACCTAATGCAAAGAATGTCTTTCCTGTCGCAGCCTCACCGGCAATTGCTGTAATTCTACTATCTGGTAGTCCACCATAAATTGAACCACTTAACAGAGCATTGAACGAATAAGAGCCTGTATCAATAAAATTATCGACATCACCTCCTGTACCATCACTTGCTAGTGTGGCATATTCATTGCCTGTTTCTTTAATTATTTGTTTGAGAAAATCGTTCATATTTTAATCGCTCCGTTTCTGTATAAGATATAGTGTACCATTTTATACCCATATTATATACTATTTCTTTTATATTGTCAAGCTCCTGGGGTGGAAAGTTATGTGACAGATATTTACCATACTTATATATCGTTATCATCATTCTTTTTCTTTGCCTTCAACACCACAGGTCTACCTTTAGGTCCAGTTAATTGTGGTTTTGGTGGCCATTCTTCATTCCATAATCTATAATCTTCATTCTCAGGTACCCAACCAGCTGGTGGGGTTTCGTATTCAGATGTAGGAACCCTAGACCATAACATTTGTTTCATTTCATCTAAGTTGACAGGACCATATTCATTATATACTCTATTTTCAAAACTGTCTGCCATCTTAAATACTTGTTCTCTATTGTACTCGACTTTTCTTTGGTAGTCCCAATATTCTTTTAAATCTTTGTACTCTTGTGGTTGAATCATAGTCATAATATTTATCTAATTATATCTATCTGACTATCTTTAGTCCATATTTCTAAATCGTTTCTTAGTCTACCGTCTGATTTAAGATTATTAAATCTTTTAGTTGCAAGTTTTTTCCACCAAGTTATAATCTCATCAACATTATATCTATCAAAGTTTTCAGCCTTTTTAATTGTATCTGTTTTACCATTTACAATATCAATAAAGTTTTCGATACCATAATTAGATACATAATATCTTTTTCTTTCAGTAAGTTTTTTGGCATTTACAATTGTTTCTTTAAACTTATCTAAATCAGAACCATCTATTGTTCTTTTAATTAAACCGATAATTGCATTTGTAAGTTTTAGTTTTCTACTACTTGCATTTTCAGGCACTAAAGGTCCTGTTTTTTCTTCAACATAGTTTGCTAAATCTCTAAAAGGTTTACCATGTATCATAGGAATAAAATCACTATCAGTTAAACCTTTGTATCTTAAAAATGGTTTCATACCATCATATTGACTAGATGATTTACTGTTACCATATAAACTTGTTGTTTCAAACATAACTAAGTTCATACCATACTTCTCATTAAGTTTTTCTCTAACCCAATGTGAACAACAGATACCAGCCAATAGTTTGCCACCAAGATAATTATAACCAAATGGTTGACAAGGCACAATTACAAAACCCATAATAGAAGTTTTGTTAAATACTGTTAAGTTAGGTACATTACCTAACATCTCATTTCTAGGTTTCATATTAATAACTGGCGAACCAAATCTAATAAAACCTACAAACTTATTTGTTTTCTTTTCTTTGACGGCTAACTTTAATGCTTTGCCTGGAATACTGACCATATTACTATGACTTGAAATCATATTAATACAGGTGTCCCAAGTATGATTGTCTAATTCGACAACTTCTAAATCCATATCTTCAGGTGACATACTAAAATCATCAAACATATCTGAATCAAATCCCATACCAGGAAGTGATTGAGGTATGCTCTCAATTTGAGCCATCTTTTGGTCACGCATATATTGGTCAATTCTTTCAAACTGTCCAAAATAATTGTTGAATATGTCAGCACAATATTGTGCTTCTTCTCTACTTAGGGTTTTCGCCATTCCAAATCCATAATAAAATAACTGGTATCAATAATATCATTATACTACATAATATACTAATTGTCAAGCTCATACTTCATTTCCCCAATAGTCCCAACCTGGTCTAGTTTTCTTTCTAGCAAATAGTTCGATATACGGACCATCCACAAGTTGTTCTATTGATTCGTGTAAAAGTGGTTTTTCGGAGTGTCTGCGTCTTTCTGACACAACCAATTGTTTAACACTTTTAGATTTTCTTTTTGGTTTTCCTTTTGTTGCTAATAAACACATCTCAGGATTACCTCTTGTCCAATAACCTAGGCCTGTGAAAAAACCCAATGTCTTTGTATTTGTTTTTGCCCATGTAAACCCAACTGTTTTAAATGTAAACCCCCAGGCGTCTATAACTTCAAACGCTTGGCGTAATAATGGGTCACACACCCACATTAAAAGGACTGCATCAGGTTTAGTAATGTTGCTAACAGGAAGAGAAATGATGTCAGCAAGATTAAGCACAGGATAATGTTTTTCTGGACTTCTATCTTTTCCTTTGTTAGAAAATGTTTTAAACGACCAAGGAGGGTCTGCATATATTACTCCATATTGTTTGTTAGGAAAATCAACCAAAGAAAGCCTCCAGACTTGCTTGTGGTTCTGCTTTCCAACCGATTGCGTCTAAGATAAAACGCATAGGGTCAAGGAAAGTCTTTTCAAATTGCACCTCATAATCAATATAAGGTTGTAATTTAAATTCATCAGGCAATGTACTAATATAACTAATCACATCAAACTTAAATGGGTTTGCTTCTTTTAGTTTAATAAATTTTATCTTGTCACCATCTTGTATCATAGGATACTTATGTTGTAATTTCATTTGTTCTATTTGATGATTATATATCAAAGCACCTTTCACATGAATTGGTGTACCTTTAATGAATATGCCACTAGAGCTACGATACTTTTTAAGATTGTTGCAAGACCTTGGAAACGCAATTGCTTCAGCAGGTAAAGTTAAGAAATCTTTTTTAAATTCTGCAATCAGTTTATGTAAATCTGTTTGTTCTTTAGACATAATAACTTTAATTGCTTCTTTAATTTTACCACGACATACTTGTGGTGTAGAAGATTTAACAGCTTCAATGCCCATAAGTTTAAGTTTAGGGTCTGCAAGTCTGATACCTTCTTCATCTAAAACATTTAACATATATCTTTTCTTTGCAACCCAAATACCTTTGTTGGCGATTACTTCTCGTTTCATCACCATAGCATTTTTAAATGCGTTAGAATAATCTGCTAGTTCAGCAAAACATTCTTCAATAAATGGTTCAACCTTTTTATCACATACTTTACCTAAGAAGTCTGCAATCTGGTCATTTGTTTTGCCTTCACAAGTTTTCTGTACAAGTTTATCAAATGTAACATAGATACTATCTGTATCAGACGCAACAATATAATCAATCTCACCGTGTGTTTGTAATACATTGTTTAGATATTCATTCACTTTCTTTTCAATGAAACGAATAATAAACTGACCAGCAGTTGTAATACCACTTGCCTGTCTTACATCATAATATCTAAAGTATTGATTGCCAACTGCACCATAAGCTGAGTTCAATGCAATCTTTCTAGCCCATTGAATATTGTGACAACGAGCAATCTCTTTTTTAAGTTCTGGATTTTTAGTTCTTTCGTATTGTTCTTTTGCTTTCAACATACGCTTCTTGTAAATCACTCGTTCTTTGTACATGGTCTCCATCATTTCTGGTAGAAAACCTTGACTATCATTTTTGAATTTTGCACCGTTTGGTGTAATACAAGCACCCTCAGTTTTTAGAAAGTTCAAAGGCACTTTCATATCAATCATTTTATTGACATTGATACCTTGTGAAGATGAACCAATAATCTTTTCTGGCGAAATATTATATTGAATAATAATGTGTGGATATAGTGAATTAATATCAAACGATACAATCCACTTGTGTTGGCCTGGATGTGGGTCTTTTACATATGCACCCTCGTATTTTGTTTCTTTACTATGTTCTTCCCTTGGTGGTACACAAATGTTTTTCTTCATTAAGTGGTTTGCAATCAAGGTATCCCACACTCTAACTTGTGAGAATATATCATCATAGTTTACTTTTGATTCGTAAGCTACAGTTAATGACAAGTCAATAAGACCAAGTTTGTCTTCTAATGCGTCAACAATCTCCACATCTTGTATGTTATAATCAACAAACTTTTGAAAGTCTTTCTCATAAAATTCTTTGAATGTTGGATATGGATTTTCGTTCTTATTTTTGTTAAGTTCTAGTTCACCAATAAAGTCTAGTTTATAACTCTCTTGTCTTGTTGGAATAAACCATTTGTACAAGTCAAGGTAATCTAACATTGCGATACCATACAAGTCATAAACTGTTTGTGTACGACCTTGTACATTGATTTCCATACGATTAGCCAAGTTCCAAGGCGACATACGATTAGCCACCTTTTCACCTGCAACTAATTTAATTCTATTCATTAAGTAAGGTAAATCGAAAAACTTTGTATTCCAACCAGTAATAACATCTGGATGATTTTTAATCCAAAACTTCATAAACTCAAACATAAGTTCTTTTTCGTGTTTACATTTTACATAAGTTACATCTGTTCTATCTGTATGATAGTCGCCAACACCCCAAGTAATGATTTGTTTATTTGATTGATTCTTTACAGTAAGACAAATTATTTCTTCAATAGGATTTTCTACATCTGGAAAACCATTTTCACAAGTTGTTTCAATATCAAGTGTAAAGATTTTGATTAGAGCTTTGTCCCATTCAATGTTTTCTGGATATTCAGAACCAATATATTGATAATGGTATCTTTCTAAACCAAAGATAGGTGAATTGGCAGTCGCAACTTCTTTACGAAATTTACGAGCGGCCATAATATCTGTAAACTCAATTGGTTTAAGATTTTGACCTTGTAGAGTTTTATATACGGAGTGTTCTTGTGTTAATGCGTAGAGAGTAGGACCAAAATCAATCTTTTCTTTGTAGTCCTGTCCGTCGTGTATTCCTCTAACAAGTAGTTTGCCTCTATGTTCAATAACATTTTTATAAAAGTTCATTATTCCTCAAGTGTACTATCAATCCATCATGTTCTGGTGTCAAATATATTTGACAAGCCAATCTACTTCGACCTTCTTTAAAGTCTTCTTCATATTCTAATAAATCTAATTCTAATCCATTATCTCTTGTTTTGCCTTCTTTGTCAAGCCATTTATCATCAATATATACATGGCAAGTTCCACAAGCACAACAGCCACCACAATCAGCTGGTATTTCTGGTATAGGTATCTTTGAAAAAAACTTTGCAGCCTCCATCAAAGATGCTCCTACATCAACTTCGACAGGTATTTTACTACCGTTCCTGACAAAGTACACCGTAATCATTATAACTGTGGTACTTTAGTTTCTGTAATTAGTTCTTGGTTTGGTGTTAAGATAGCGCTTGTGTTTTTTTGATAAGCACCAAAAATATCTTTTTTAGGCTTAACACTCGTTATAATTTTATCTGCTGAAATGGTGATTTTGTCCTCATCTGCATATGGCATATAAGGCGTCATCATTAATTGTACTGGTTGACCTGGTGCTGATTGGGTTGGTATGATTACAA